TGGGTTGCGCTGCGATGCATGGCAGTCCTGTCGCGTGCGCGTCAACGAGAACAAGCGCATGAGCGCCGGATGAGCGCTGCCGACGGCTGGACCATCCCGATGGCCTGCGAGCAGTTCGCTGAGGCGGGGATGCCCGTCCCCGAGGCCCGGTTCCGCAAGATCATCGCCCAGCTGCCCGGATTCCGGCCCGTAGGCCATGTGCCATCAGGCCCTAACGGCGGGCGCGGCCATCCCCTCTATTCGATCGCGGATCTCCAGCAGCTGCACCAGCGCCTCGCAGAATGGCTCACAGTGCCTGGAGATGGTCATGAGGAATGACAAGACGGATGCCGCCTGCCTGCGGGACGCAGCCTGGATCCTGCACACGCGGGCCCGGAAGCGGACGTTCACGCTCCGGGTCATCATCCGCGTCCTGGAACTCAGGGCAGACAGGATCGAGCGCAGCGGGCGCCACCCGGCGCAAGACCCGCCACCGGGAGATGTGTGACGGCCGTCTCCGCACGGTTCCTTGCAAAGACACGTTGCGTGAAGTTAACTGGCCTTGGCGCACTCTGCCCGCACCCCCCCGCGGGCAGCGCGCCAGACGAGCAAGGTCCGCACGGTTCCGCTCCCATCGCGGACGTTGCCCGCCCATTCGGCAGGCCCGGCACTCGTTACCCTGCGGTGCCGGGCCTGACGCACACCCGGAGGGCACCATGGACGACGGCTGGGACCTGCTCGCGGTCCGCATCCGGCGCGGCACCACGATCGACGGCGCTGTCGTCGCGCTCTGCCCCGACGAGCACGGCGTCGTCACCGCCGACGTGTGCATCGACGGGCCGCCGGTCCCCTGACATGGCCGCATGCAGCGCGACCATCCAGTACCACCCTGGCCCGAAGTTCACGTGCACCCAGCCGGCCGGCCACAAGGGGCCGCACTTCAACGCCGAAGCCCCGGTGAGCTGGACGGCCAGCTTCGCGGTCATCCAGCCCCGGAAGTGGTGACCATGGACGGCCTGCCCGCCGAACCCGGCTGGTACCGGCTGACCGACCACGGCTGGGAGGAAGTGGACGACTCCGAAGCCGAGGTAGAAGTCCAGCATGGCGGCGGCTGGGATCTCATGCACGTCAGGACCCTGGCCCTGGCCGAGACCCCGCTGTTCTGACCGGAGGCACCATGCGGAACCCGTCACCCCAGTACCGCTACGAGCACTACGACCCCCGGCGAGCCATGACCATGCCGCGCTATACGATCCCCCGCACCGCCCACTGCGACACGGGAGCCTTAGCCATGACGACCCTGCAGGCGTGGATCCTCATCGCCGAGGCCGGCATCATCGCGCTGTACTGCCTCGTCGGCCTGTTCCGCGGCCGGGCGGCCTGACTATGGCTAAGACCGTAACGGTGGACGTCCGCATCATGGACCTGCCGCAGGTACAGCGGTTCAGCGCATCCGTCACGGCCCTGCTCAGGGCGCTAGGCGAGTGCGACGGCCTGCCGGGCCCGGTGACGGCGGCGGCGGTGCGGCTGCGGCGCGACGTAGGGGCACTCAGCCCCGACACTCACCACACACACCACCACCAGGGAGTACCACCATGGACAGGAAGCTGACCGCAGACGATCTCGCCACCTATCTCGTCCGGACCAGCGAGGGCGGAGATACGCAGCTGTACACCATCACGGCCGCGTACGCCGTGACCGAGCCAGGATGGCTGCTGCTGAAGGACCATGAGCACCGCACCGTGGCCCAGTTCAACCAGGGCCTGGTCGTCATGGTCGAGCGCGGAGATCCGGCCCAGAGCGACGCGCCGTCCGACGAGGACCGGATCCGCGACGCCATGACCGAGGCGCAGGACCATCCCGGCCGCACCATCACCAGGTGACCCGTGGTCGCGCGCGTGCGGTGGACAGGCACCACGACACAGCGCGGGTACGGCCACGAGCACCAATCAGAGCGTGAGCGCAGGCTGGCCAGGTACCGGCCCGGCGACATCTGCGCCCACGGCGGCGAGCCGCTCCCGTACTGGCCCCTGTCCGTGGCACGCCGCTACCTGGACCTGCCGCACACCTCGGACCGCGCCGGCTACCTGCCTGGCCTGTCCTGCCGTAGGCACAACAGGGCAGACGGCGCGGTGCGCGGCAACAGGATGCGCGGCGGGGTACGGGCATGGGCACAGGCGCGGCAGTGGTGAGCGTGCACGCGACGCACGCACATGCGTACGACGGTTGCACATGACGGTTGCGACAGTGAGACGAGCCCGTTGACCTGGACGCTGCTCATCTGGACCGCGCAGGCAGTGTTCGACCTGTGCGTGTGGGTCCTCCTCATCTGGCTGGTGGTCACCAGGAGTTACCACGGCCGGCATGACCACCCGCCTGATGATCAGTGACCACCCGCTGATCTACCACCCCCGGGACTTGCCAAGTGACTTGCCAAGTCTCTGACCTGCAAGGATAGGCGGCCATCGAATCGCGTTCGCACAGCGAACGCTGGTGCGACTGCCGCAGCCTTCGCTGATTTTCGCACCCCAAAACTAGGACTTCACGCAGCGTCACAAAGCCGGGAGGGTGACCCTCTGTGACCACCTCCGGCCCGGGCAAAGTTGAGCGCGCTGTCCGCTCTGAGCTGCGCTCGCTGGGCTGCTCGGTGCAGTCGGATGGCTCCGCGGCCCTGGCGGTCGCCCTGGCCGCCCAGATCGACTCCACTACCGGCGCGGTGGCCGCCGCGGCCGCGGCGGCGCAGCTGCGGCAGCTGCTGATCGATTTGCGCCGCGTGGCGGCCGAGTCGCGGCCGGAGAGGACCACCGTTGACGATCTCCGCGCTGATGAGCTCGCCGCGCGGCGTTCCGCTGCTGGGTGACCAGTCGCCGCGGGTCTGCTCGCTGCCGCTGTTCGATTCGGATGTGTCGGGCCGTAACGCGGTGTCCCTGGCGGGCGTGGCGGGGCTGGAGCTGGATCCGTGGCAGCGCCTGGTCCTGGAGTCGGGGCTGCGGCGCCGTGGCGGGAAGTGGGCGGCGTTCGAGGTGGCGCTGATCGTGGCCCGTCAGAACGGCAAGGGCACGGTCCTGGAGGCCCTGGAGCTGGCGGCGCTGTTCCTGTACCCGGACGTCCGGCTGATCCTGCATTCGGCGCATGAGTTCAAGACGGCGGCGGAGGCGTTCCTGCGGATCCGCGCGCTGATCGAGGACCGGCCGGAGTTCGACGCGCGGGTGTCGCGGATCCGCACGGCTGCGGGTGCCGAGGCGATCGAGCTGAAGGACGGGAAGCGGCTGCGTTTCGTGGCCCGCTCGTCCGGGTCGGGCCGGGGTTTCACGTCTGACCTGGTGATCCTGGACGAAGCCTACAAATTGGGCGACCAGGAGATGGCGGCGCTGCTGCCGACTCTCTCGGCGAGGCCAGACCCGCAAGTTTGGTACACGTCGACGGCCGGAGGGCCCGACAGTATCCAGCTTGGCCGGGTGCGGGCGCGTGGCGTGGCCGGGGGTGACCCGTCGCTTGCGTTCCTGGAGTGGTCCGCTGACGAGGACGCCTACGACCCGGCCGACCCCGCGGACTGGGCCCGGGCCAACCCGGGCCTGGGTATCAGGATCGCGCCGGAGTACGTGGAGCGGGAGATGGCCGCGCTCGGGCCGGATGCATTCGCCCGGGAACGGTTGTCGATCGGGGACTATCCCGTCGGTGATGGCGGGTCGTGGGATGTGGTGGCCCGGGATACGTGGACGGCGTGCGGCGACCCGCAGGTGCGGCTGTGAGCGGCGAATGCACGTTCGCGTGCGAGATCAGCGAGGATCGTAAGCACGCGTCGATCGTGGCGGCTGGCCGGGAGAAAGACGGCCCGCGCCTGGTCGTGGATCTCGTCTGGTACGACCACCCGCGTGATGCCGTGGCGAAGCTGGCCGGCCTGGGCGTGAGGCATGACCCGGTGGCTACCGTGGTGGATCCGCGGTCGCAGGCGGGCACGCTGCTGCGGCCGCTGGCCGAGGCGGGCGTGTTCGTGACGCAGCCCGGGACGGCGGACGTGGCCGTGGCCCACGGGGAGTTCCTCGACGCGGTGAATGACGGCCGCCTGGCGCACCTGAACCAGCCGCCGCTCACCGCCGCGGTCCAGGCGGCGCAGCAGAGGTCCCTGGCGGGCGCGCAGGCGCTGGAGCGGCGCCTGCTGGTGGATCAGTCGCCGCTGATGGCGGCGGAGCTGGCGTGCTGGGCGTTCCTGCGGTGG